TCAGCGACCTCCACGGCCTCGATGTACATCGAAGCGTCAGTGTCGAACTGGAAACCAGGCCGCACAATCAGCGTCATACCTCACCTCCCGTCGTAGTGTCGTTGTCTACGGCGACCCACGCCTCATCCACGTCAGGCGTCGAGGGATCGTCAGCTATGTAGGTGCCGTCGGCGTTGCGGGCTCGAACCAATGTCGTCGAACCCGCCATCACTCCCCCACTCCTGACTCCACTACAGGAGGTTCAGGCGCAGGGGGCACATAAGGGGTGCCATCGGCATTGAATTTGGGCGGAATAGGGCCGGTGTAGTAGGGGCCAACCTTGTAGATCTCAGCCCGTTGACGAACAGTTTCTACAATGCTTGCCTCAAAATATTCTTCAGGCGTAGTTGCACTAGTGCTGCCTTGCACCAAACCAAACTCAACTACCAGAGCAGGCAGCAGTTGATCGGGGATTTCAATTGTAAATTGTGCCATGACTGTTACGGTGTTTTGATGACAGCAAAGCCAATGACAATAGCTTCACTAAGGGAACCCGCTGTAATGTTGCGGACATTAATGCTGGCTGATCCAGCGGCAGATTGGGCATTGAGCAAATAGGATCCAGCCGTGCCACCGCTAAGATGATTAAGGATCAGGACATCGTTTGCTGTAATTGAACTATTAGTCAACGTAAAACTAACAGTAGTATCAGCAGCAAGGGCAGCACCATTCAAGGTGATCTGACCACTAGGGCTATTAAGCGTTACGCCAGTGGCTTTGTTGGTTGCCTGCGTGACAGTACCCGTACCATTCAGGTAGCCAAATGCACCTGTGGTTGTGTTATAGCCAAGATTACCTCCACCATATGCGCCAGCATTGTTGAAGATTACTTGCCCAGAGCTACCAGCTACGAGTGCAACCGTACCTGTGCTATCAGGAAACGAAATAGTCCGGTTGGCAGTTGGACTGACACATTGAATTGTGCTGGTGAAACTGCCACCATCATTGATCTCAACGTCACCCTTTGTCGTGAGCTTGTTGGTCGTCTTGTTGTAGGTCAGGTCAACGTCGCCGCCAAACGCCCCCGCATCGTTGAACTGAATCTGGGTGTCGCTGCCGCCGGGGGTGCCGCCACCGCCCGTGCTGGACAACGTGCCACCGCTGAGGCTCAGGCCACTGCCAATGCTGATCTCCTCGGCAACACCTGCCCCCGCCGTGGAGCGTCCCAGCAGGCGGTTGGTCGCCATGCTGGTGCTGATCGTTGGCGTGGTGCCGCCGCTGCTGCTAATTGGTCCTGTAGCTGAAACACTAGTGACAGGAGCAGTGCCATTGCTGGCGCTGGTAATCCGGCCTTGGGCGTCAACGGTGAATGAGCCGTAGGTGTAGCTACCTGCCGTGACAGCAGTATTAGCAATGTTCAGTGTGACGCCACCACTTGTACCACCACCAGAGAGACCAGTACCAGCAACAACAGCAGTGATGTCTCCAGTACCACCTCCACCACCAGCCCCTTCAAGATCAAGGTTCCCTGTAAAGGGGTTAAATTTATATCCCATCTTTAGCTCTTGGTAATGGTAAGAAGATTGTCGCCACCGTCATACGTAAGAGCCAAAGTTGCTACCGTTTGACCGGAGGCACCACCGAGTTTGTAGACGACACCCGTAAGGTTGGATCCCGTGTAGCTCAGGGAAATGTAATCATGTTCAGGGATCGAAAGACCCGTGACAATAGACTCAGCCGAATATCGACTATGAGGAATGGTATAGGTTGTAGCAGGCATGATTAGTTAATAGGTGTGATGGTCACTTCTCCAATACCTTGACTCTTAAGCCCAATGGCTTCTGCTGCTGCTTGACTTAAATCGATCTCTCTGCCATTGACAAAGGGACCACGGTCATTAACACGAACGACAACACAAGACCTATGGCAAACCTTCAACTTAGTACCAAATGGATACCATCGATGGGCTGCTGTATAGGCATACATGTTGTAGATTTCACCAGAAGCAGTCTGCCTACCGTGATACGGAACACCATACCAAGAGGCAACTTGAGCAATAAGGGTCAACGTAGAAAGAAAAGACATGAGGTAAAAGCGAAGAACATTTATATTGCTTACTCGTCCATCACACGCTGAAACTACCAGTTAAGGTCGTTAGATCGTTCCAGCTTATTCAATACATCGTTACGATAGGCAGGGTCATTATCATAACGAGGATCTTCCATAGCCCTGACCAGTTCAGCCTGGCTACGGAATACATCACGACTGTTAGAAGGTGCTCGACCTTGAATCAGATCACCGTCGACTCCAACGTTATTGTCGTATTTACTCTTAAGTGCCTGAATGGCAAAGTAGATGGCTTCAGGTTGACCTGAGTTCATCACGTTGTCATAGGCATTTTGCTCAGCTTCAGAAAGGTTCTCAGCAGCCCACGTAACCAGTTGGTTGTATTCAGAGGGACCACCAACAATACTTTGAAGAGATTCCACTTCCTCGTTAGAAAGCTCAGTATTAGGCTGATCCTGTTGAAGCTGATTAAAGAGTTCCTCGATGATCTGAGTAGACTCCTCACCAAGACGTTCTGCAGTCTCTTGAGTCAGTTGACCATATTCAGTGAATTCAGAATAAAGCCCTTGCAGTTCGTCGGGAAGTTCAGCCTCTTCTTCATCAGGAGCCTCTTCTGCCTCAGCTTCAGGCTCATCAGCGTCATCACTCTGGCGAGAGCTAAATTTCTTCTGGAGTTCAATGTAGGCCTTCTCCAGCTCTTCAGCATCTGTGAACTTACCAGCCAGAAGGGCATTCTGTTGGTCTTCTAGTTCCTGTCCAATTGCAAGAGTTTCAGCATCACGTGCCTCTGCATCTGCAATAGCATCAGGATCATTGCTGGGGTCGTACGTCAGATTCATAACCTTTGGTGGTAATTACGCGAAGACCGTTAAGGCCAATGGTTTCAACTCGATTAGGTGCGCCGATAGTAGGTCTACCAATCTTTACCTTCCGAGCATATTTATTCTCCACTTCCTCATCAGTTGAGGGAGCTTGAGGTTCAGACGGGAGCGGTTGGAAGCTGGTCCGTTTGGCCCTGACTGGCTTGCTGGGGATCTGTTTGTCCACTGATTTGATTAGCTAGTTGTTGATTTTTGGTGGGGTCCATCAATGGCGTACCAGCCAAAGCAGCAGTTTGGTTAGTGAGAGACATTTGTTTCTGCATCTCAATCCCCTCTTGTTTCTGTTGCTCGACTTGCTGTTGAGTTTTCACAAGGTTCAAGACATCGATACCTTGAGCAGCAGCTAGTCGTTTGGTGAATTCCAAAGGATCAATAAGACCTTGAATTGCTTCAGGCCCCATGGTTTGAGTCAAGGTGGTCAGGAAGTTCACGAGAGATTCCCGATCCTGCCCTCGACCCAAGGCATTAATACCAGCGACAATAGTTGGTCGAACGAGTCCCTTAGGAATACGAACGATCTCACCAGTACGCTGCATAATGCTGAGCTTACGGTTCAGATATGGAACAAGGAATTCAACAGTCAGGAGGGAGAATAGGCCCCCAAGCTGCTGCTCCAGTTCCATCTGGGTCATACGTACTTCTTCAGCAGTGGTACGTTCTGAAGCCCTTACACTTAGGACAAGCATCCCTTCATTGATTCGACGTTCAAGGGTTGCTGCCATGTCGGAGGCAGTCCTGAAGTCCATGGCCTTACCCACTTGGACAGGCACTAGATCACCATCTTTACCCTGAATGATGCCACCGTTAGGGGCAGAGGATACGGAAGATGGTTTAGTGGTAGAGCCTGGGTTAAGGAGGAAGAGGACTTTAGCTGCCACTGCAGAACCCTCGACAAGAGCCTGCATCAAAGCCTCTAGGGACCGTAGATCGCCTAGGAACTCTTCGACTCGACCACGGCCATAGCATTCGCCATCCACCGTATTGAAGCGAAGGACGAGCCAGGGGGACGAGTTAAGAGGGGCGTTACCTTTAGTCTCGATGATGACTTTATCAAAGACCTCTTGATGCCATTTCCATCGACCATCAGATTGATAGACATGGGTGAAGACATCAACTTCATCATCGTTAGCATCCATACCTCCATCGTGCCCTGGTTTGTTCGGGTCGTCAGAGATCTGTTGGATGACAGTTGGTGGAAGAAGCTTACGACTGATACGTTCTTTGGTTACGATCTCAATGACGTTACCGTTACCATCACGATCTACAACGTATCGGTTCAATGGGTAAAACTTAAGACCTTCCTTTGCCATAAAGACCAAGCCATTGCCACCTACGACAAGATGCTTTAGAGCCTGATGGACAACAACCCTATCACTAGAGGCAGCAATAGATTCCATCACTTGTCGTTCAAGCTTTGCAAAGCTAGTGTCTAGCTCAGAGCGAACTTCAGGAGTAAATTCCTGACCAAGTTTAGAATCATCAAGTTGCAATTTGAAGAAGCTAGTCTGGGGAGGCAGTAGAGCAAGCATCAATTTAGATGCCAACGTCACAACTCCCTTAGCTCCTACACTTTGCCAAGGTGTGATGAGGGTTTTAGTAGAAGACTTACCGCTAAGCTCATCATCTTGAATGAGATAGGGCAGGGTAAGTTTAGAGCATTGAACAGCTACGTTAAGAAATTGGGTACGGTATGAAGTCAGAAAGTCATACCTACTACGTGCTGCCATTATGTTTATGCAATGTTAAGAGTAGATGCCCCAGAGGAACGAGGAATCGTCAGACGAGATGCACCCTTATTAATCATCCCTGCCATACGTGCTTTAGAACGTTTAGCCTTGATGCCTATTTGCTCACCCATAAGTCGAACGTCCACACCAGGGATCGTAAGAGCAGGTACGCCGCCAGCGGTGCTATCAGTACCAGCATCAATACGAGGGGCTTGAGGGGTAGGGTCAGAGACTGGTTTAGGTGCAGCTGGTGCTTGAGGAGCAGGGGTACTTTGAACCTTTCCGTAGATCGGGATACGACTGGTGGTGGAACCGCTCTTTGGATTATTGCTTTGTACGTCTTGATAACGGACAATACCAAGCCCATCCTTAGGGTTCAAGGACTCACCAGGCTTCATGTTATATGGCCTGCTAGTCCTATTATTAATGATGTCAAGCACCTTATCCCTCTTCGATGATTTGAAGAAGCCAAGGGTTTGATCCATATACGATTGATTACTTTTAGCCATTTACCTGATCGGTTTCAATGCGGTCTTTGATCCACCTCACGACACTTCGTTGACCACCTCTCCATCGCAAGTCGTTATAGGACTCACCGAACTCAGGGGATTGTTCAGGAAAAACATCCTCCAGTTCATTCAACAAAGATCTAGGTGTAAGACCTAAAGTGCTTTGCTTCAAATGCTGGAGGATATGATCAAGATCAGGAGGTTGGTTAGGCATACTGAGGGAGGTCAGTGTTGGATGCTTCAAAGAATGCAGGCATCCGAGCACGTTGGGTATCACTCAACCCAGGAGCTTTACCTTGATAATAAAGAGAATCAGATTGACTGATCCAGAAATCAAGGTTTAGATATTTGTTAGTGGTGGATTTCAAACCATCCATCACCCATCCCACAGTCGCTCGACGAAGGCGATTGAGGCTTGGTGTGGACTGCAGGCCAAGCTCTGAGCAGACCATTGAGTGGATGGCAACATGGGCTTGCTCATCTCGACTGATGTCTGCTGCAGTGGTACGGATTCCGATGTCTCCGTTGAATCGATAGAAGGGGAGGAGGACGAAGAAGACACTACGTTCAAGGATTGCTGCTTTAAGAATCGGATGCTCAGGGCTATCCATCCAGGCTTGCAAGATTCGCTTGGATTCAGCCTCAGCTTTATCATCAATACCATGGGCATCAATGACATAACTCAAAGCTTGGTCGTGTCGTTCTTCATCAAGGATGTTGGAATGCAAGGCTTCAACAACACCTTGAGTCTTAGGTAGTTCCTTCTCTAGACCATCCTGAAGGAAAGTGGCAACAGGAAGTTCAAGATTACGTAAGGCCAAAGCTCGATACATGGCCTCTTCAGAACCATCTACCAGACGCCCAGGCCTAACGGCTACAGGAGTCCATTTCCTTTTACGGGAGATAACTTGTTGATACGGGGAGGGTTTCATTCGGCACAAGAGGTACAAGAAGATGGGCAGAATCCACTTACTTCCTCGTCATCTTCAAACTTCGACGTATCCAGACCACCAAAGCCGAAGAGATCACGATAATCTTCCGACAATGCAGCCAAGGCATCAGTCTTGTTTTGAGTGTCAGGCATTACCTGAAGCGAGTAGTAAAGGGAGGTTTGTGGCGAATCAAGCCAATTGAGAATGAAGTCATTGTCATAGGTGACAACATCACTCCATGAGTTAAAGCTATAGCCATGAAAGAGGCCAGTTTCTTGAAAGAGGATCAGGAGGTTATCAGCAACCTTCTTAAAGGCTTCCCAGCCCACCTCAGACGCAATCTCTACGTTGCCGTAGTCATAGGCCTGAACACCAAACGTGTCGCTGTCACGGTCCACCAGACGGGCAATAGGGGGCATGATCTCAGGGGTGCAGGTATTACCCTCAAGGTCTTGGCTCTTGTAGCTGCACGAGGCCGTAGGAGCGATGGCAAAGGCCCTGGACATTTGATGCTTACGGGCAATCTCAGCAGCCGAGTCAATAGCAGCCTTAAAGGCAAAGGCAATTTCATCAGCCCAGGAAACACCCGTCATGTCACCAGAGTTGAGAAGCTCTAAGGCATTACCAAATTGCTCATACGTCACCTTCTCACGGGCAAGGAAGTTAGCCAAACCAAGGACACCTAGACCAACTTGACGGTCGATCTCAGGTTTCAGGTATTCACCCGTGGAACCAACCCCAGTCTTGGCATGAAGATTACAAAGCTCATTCATCCCCATGACAAAGGCAGCTACAAGGTTTGGAACCTCACATTGCCCCAGGTTGACATGCTGCAGGAGACACGTACCACGATGGGGCAGGTAGACCTCAAGGCAGACGTTACCGTAGATCCGTTGGTTGTCTTGATCGAAGCGGATCTTGTTCAGCCAAATGTCACCTCGTTTGATTCCATCGAGGATGGCTTGCTTCACTTCATCAGTAGCTGCTTCCCACATCTCAGGGAGAAGGTCAACACAACGCTTCACCCATGCAAGGTCCGAGCGACTAGCAGTGACAAACTCAAGGATGTCAGGATGGTCGAGGTCAAGGTGGCAGACCACGGCTCCATTCTTGTAAACCCCACCGCGACGAAGAGTCTCGTTCAGGGCAGAGTAAATACGAGCAAAGGAGACAGGACCAGACGAGACCAGGCCCTTACCGTTGTCAGCACCTTTAGCCCGAAGCTTCGACAAATGGACAGCTACACCCGCACCATTACGAAGGGCATGAGATACAAACCTCCACGAAGCCTCAATACCATCAGGCCCCTCCATCGAATCCTCTACCACGAAGACAGTACAGGAAACAGGAAGACGGGATTGGGGATTATCGATCCAAGATTGAACACGACCAGTACGTGTGATCAGTTGACGAGCCATTGGTGAAGGTAAAAGTTGAAAGGTTAATTAGACAAGATCAAGTAGCATGGGCTCTTCATAATTAGGCCCTTTGAGAATTTTTCCATCTGCTCTACGCATGGGCTTACCGTTGACCAGTTTGCTCATGTTGGAAAGAAAGACCCTATGCATTGCTTCATCAAGATCCCAACCCCTACAGGCGGCATATTGATAACAAACAAAGACTAGATCGCACAACTCTTTGAGGACGTTTTCTGTAGGGTCTCCAAGCTGTTCGTGGATTACAGCCTTTTGGAATTCATCTGCCTCTTCATCAATCAACCGTTCTTGCATCGACAGGATTTGATCATCTGTCGAATTCATCGGCTGACCCATAGCATTCCGAAACATCCTCGCCTGATTCAGAAGGCTTTGCTCTTGACAGGTTTGGTTGCTGGAGTTCAGGCTGCTGGAGTTGATCGTAGAGTTGTTGGACATGGTGGAGTTCATCTTCAAGGTAATGGATGGCTTTACGAAGATCAGTGATTGCGTCGTCCTTGTATCCTGCGCGGCAGATATACTTCACGGCATTACCTAGGTGATAGTTCAGTCGTTGATCTCGGATGAAATCCCAAACTTCGATGCTTCCTCTTTTGTAGTAAGAAGGACCGCGACTGGTGGAGTTGCTTTGGGCCATTGTTTGACGAGTTGAGTGACGTTATTACCAAGACAAAAAGCTTGGGTTTGAAGTGCTACGAGCAATTGGACAAGCGTTTCCTTATCAGCTTTAGGAAGAAAGACTTCCATCTTGCTAATTGCCAATCGTTGCTCAAGGGTCAACTCAAACGTTGGCGGTGGTGGGGCTCCAGGGAATGAAGGTGTTGGCGACGAAGTCATAATCTGTGTGTTGGAGGATACGTGCAAGGCGAGCGTTAAGTAGAGCGTTCTCTTCAGTCAATCCAGCAGATTCAAATGCTTTGACAACTGTCTTCCAATTCTCCCCATATTTATTGAAGAGAGATTCTGCCTTTTTGACACCTATGCCAGGGCAGCCTGGGTAGCCATCTGTTTGATCACCTGCCAAGGTTTGAATCAAATGCCACCTAGTACCTTCCTCTGGCGTTACGTTCACAACTTCATTGAAGTCATAGAGACGACCAGGGATTTGCCTAAGGTCTTTATCAGGGGAGACAATGATTGAAGTATTGTCTTGATCCTTGGTGGCATCAATACCCAAGGCGTCGTCAGCCTCTAGATAAGGCATCGAGACAACTTGGTAATGCTCCCGGAGCCAGTTGATAGCTCGCTTGTAACCACAAGGCTTCTTACGGTTACGATGCCCCTTGTAGTCGGGGTAAAGGATCTTACGGAAGTTCTTGGAGTCGGAGAAGTAAAGTACAACGTCGTCTTGTTTAGTTTCAAGGGTTGCACAAATCTTCTTGATCTCGTTGGTGATTAAAGATTGCACCTCAGAGAACCGACTTTGAACGACAATCAGATCATCACCATAATCAACGTCGTATTCACAGCAGACGGCACTTTTATAGACAAGGTAGTCACAGTCAATCCTGACGATCATTTACCTTGACCTCGCGTTTGCTTCCGACCATGGTTGGGTTTAGAACGTTGCCCTTGCCCTTGACGGGTGAGCTTGGGAGGGCCAGGGACATGCGTCACCTTGTTCATCGAGCCCTTGGGTTTAGCCATTTTTTACTTGTTGAGTGGAATTAATGGACAGCGGACCAGTCGGAACCAATCTTTGACTCAGCAGCAATCGGGATACGAAGTTGGTAAGCCCTTCCTGCATCCTCAGCAGCTAGGCCCAGGAGTAGGGCTAGGTCGTCTGAATGCTGGGGCTCACAGTCAAATTGCAACTCGTCGTGGATGAAGGCCAATTGATGGGCATCGAGGTTTCGTTCCTTGATCCAATCATTGACAATCACCATCCAACGTTTAGCAATGACGGTAGCTCCTGATTGCAGAAGATAGTTCAATGCCTTATGAGGGGATTCAACTAGGATCTGACGACCGTCAATGGAGTTGATGTAACCAAAGGATTCAGCCTTAGCCTTTACAGCCTTGACGAATTGCTCTAGGCCATCGATAGCATTCATGAAGGCTTGTCGGATCTCCTTACCCTTTTCCCTGGCTTTAGTTGGTGGAAGCTGGGGGTCATAGGACCAACCAATCTTCTGATCACCAGCACCATAGAGAAAGGCGTAAGTGATGGTCTTCACCTCTCGCCTACCAATTCCGATCTTGTCTGCGTTGACCTGATGTATGTCGCCATTGAGAAGGATGTCGGCGTAACGTCCATCATCAAACCTGGCGAGGTAATGGGCGAACATCCTAAGTTCAATGCCACTAAGATCAGCACCAACCATGACCATTTCGGGTGAAGCTGTAAAGAGCTTTCTGAAACGTAGGTCTGAGGGAACTTGCCCCAAATTGGGGTTACGATGCGCTGCCCTATGCGTTGCTGTAGCGACTGAGCAATGGTGGTGAACCCTTCCATTACGTACCAACTTAAGCCACGCATTAGCACCTTCCGATAGCATTCCTAGATGTTTAGTTAGCTCTAGCATTCGATAGAACTTTAGAGCCAAGGGAGTTCCATGCTCATTCAAGGTGACTTCATCAACCACTACCTTTTGGGTCTCAGTCTTCTTAGTGGGTTTCCACCCATCGAAGGTCTGCAAGACATGAGCGATGTGCTCTCGGCTAGTAGGGTTGAAATCAATCAGCTTGGTAAAGGGAGCATCTTTTACATAACCCCTAGTTGCATTCTTTACCTTTGGAGTAAAGACTTCACCAGGGATGTAAGGAAATCTTTGTGTCGTCTCTTGGTAAAGGATTTCTAGTTCACTACGAAGTTCTCCTTCTAGGAACTGAGCCTCAACTTGATTGAACGACCAACCGTAGATCTCCTGTTCAGTGAGGATCTCTTGAACCCTCATCTCTAAGGCAATCCAGGCCAAGTTTGGTGGAAGTGGGACCATAGATGGTTGGTGAGTTTGACATCTTGAATGCAATAGTCTTCCATTTCAGGAGACCATTCTTGCCAGTTCGTTGCCTTAGCAAAAGAGCCTTTGTTATTACTCAAGCGATAACCCCATGCCTCAAGAGAATGTCTTCCGTGAAGCTTCTCAGGCATACCTACACTCGGCTTAGCTTTGTCTAGGAGGATGAGATTGGGATATCGAAGTCTTGATAGGACAAGGGTATCGAGCATCTTGCCTGAGCCATCTAGGAAGGGAAAGAACTTCCTCATGACTGGCATGTCGTAACCAATTATATTGTGGCCGATAAGAAGGTCAGCCCCATCAATAAAGGTTGCAGCTTGAGTAATACTAGCTCGATTACCCTCGTCGTTATAGACAGTAATCTCACCAGAACCAAGGTCTTGGATAACAACACAATGAATTTGAGTTAGATCAAAATACAAGCCATTGGTCTCAATGTCAAAGACCAGCTTCATTAAAAATCCTCCTGCTCAAAGTAGTTAATGTCCTCTGGAACCTCACGATAACGACAAGTTTGTAGATCGTATTCAAGCTTGCAAGCAACACCCACTTCCCCTGTATATCGATTCTTTAGAATACGAACAGTGGTGCCAGTGTCGTTCTGCTGGTTACGTTCTAGGGCGATCACTGTGTCAGACAATTGAGCGATGGCTGCTGAGCCTCTCAACTGTCCAAGTGTCACCCTGGCCCCTTCCTCATGGTTCTGATCCCCTCCTGAGCGACGTAGGTGGGAAACAAGGAACATGGTGATTCCAGTCCGCTCCACAAGGCTACGTAGCTTGGTCATGGTCTGATCGATCATTCGACGCTCATCACCGTCAAGGCCTGAAAGCAGGATCGACAAGTGATCAAGGAAGATGATCTTTACGTCAAGACCAAGGGCTAGGTATTCAACCCTGTTGTAGATCACATCTGGGTCATAGGAGCCAAAGCCATCGAAGAGGAATAGGTTCCATTTCGCAAGGGTTTGATCATACGCGAAACGTAACTCGTCGGCTGAATGCTCTCCAATATGGAAAGCTTTTCCAAGGCACGACGACATAAGTCCAAGGGCAGTTCTTCGGTTCGATTCTTCAAGTGCCAGATAACCAACCCGCTCGTTGTTTCCGAGAAGGTGATTTGCCAACTCCCGACAAATCGATGACTTTCCTTGTCCAGAGCCCGAAGTAATCGTAACAAGTTCACCGTACCTGATCCCGTGAAGCTTCCTTTGGAGTCCAACGTAGGGATATTCATGGATGCAAGGTGGGTTAGGTGTGGTGATGACTGATAGGAGATCTTGCCCAGCGACAATTCCCCCAGGTGCCCATGGCTCAGCGTTCCAAATGGCCTTACGTACTTCCTCTGCTTGGTTAGCTTGAAGTGCGTCAGAGGCATCTTTGAACTGAGGATCCAACTTGGCAATCTTTACTTTGCCAGGTGGAATTATTGAAGCTGCCTCTTCTGCTGCTGCTTTACCGACATCATCGTTGTCAAAGAACAAGACGATCTCTTCGTAGCCTTGAAGCCATTCCAATTGTTTTTGGATTGACTTTTTAGCTGAGGCAGCACCATCAGGAAGGGAAACCATTTGCCAATTAGGCATTGCCTCCCAACCTGACATTGCATCGATCTCACCTTCAAAGATCACAACCCGTTTACCCTTACCAGGGAAAAGATGTTGTCCGAAGAATTGATGATCTTGGTTAGACCCTTCCCACCAAAACTCCTTATCCTTTGTCTTTACCTTGGCTCCGACAATAGCTCCTGACTTGCTCCTGTAATAGAAGCGAAGTCGATCACCTTCTTTCAAACAAGTGTACTTCTTACACGTTGACTGTTTAATGTTGCGAGTGGGCAGCCTAACAGCTTCACCTTGTAGTTCCACTTGATGCTTCATTTGATCGTGAACATAAGATCCCGTAGAATCATCATCTCCATGAACGTAAGAGTGACACTTGAAGCAATAGAAGTGCCCGTCTGAATACCGTGATCCAGCGTCAGACGAGCCACAATGCGGACATGGTTCGTGGTTTAGAAACTCACTTTGCCTTTCGGTAGATAGCATCAGTCAGGAGACCATAGACCTTGTTCCGATCTCGGTAGTATTTGGCCCAATCGACAATGGCATCAACAAAAGCATCAATGGTGTCTTCAGGAGTGATTTCACCGTCAATGATGTATTCTTCTGCCTCCATTAGAGTGTCAGAAAAGAAGTCACTAAGCTTACGTTTGACTTCAGACTTGAGTTTCATTGTCAAATGGTGGAGAAATGTTGTTCACAAAGGTCATCGAGACAATCAAAAATAGATGCCTCGTCGTAGCCACAAACAATCAGAAACTTAATCATTTGACTAATCATTTGATCTGTTCCTGGGAGTCCGTCGCTGGTGTAGCTTTGGGTGTGTCGTTCGGACTTGCTTGTGAAGGTGAATTGATAGTTGGTGGGTTCAGCCATGATTTAGGGATGGATTGGTAATGACACCATTGAAAACCATTCTTCTCAGCCCATTGAGCATGAGTAGTTTTCAAATGGGGCATACGACTGAATGGGTTCTGAAAGACAAATCGAATGTCAACGTCAGGGTGGTTCCGTTTGACTGCAAGCATCTTCCGTCGATCATCTGCATCGAGCACGCCCTTGACTTCCAAGAAAACCCCAGAGGGCAACAGGAAGTCAGGGCAGTAGCTGCAATGAAGTGTGTACGGAAGCTTGGCTGATTCGTATTCGTAACCGACTCGGTGGTGGAGTAGGAGATCAGAGACCCTTTCCTCTAGCTTTGAGCGGAAACGAGCCATCTTCAGAACTCTTCAGCCCCAACACTTTCATCCATGACTTCATCATCAACAATCTGAGCAGCCTCAGGGAAACTGAACTCAGAAAGCTTGAAGCCATCAGTCTTACCAAAGAAACCAGCAGCCTCTTCAGCACTCATGGTCGGATCACCGTTGGACGACAGGCTGATGATCTGTACGCCCAGGAGAGTTACCGACGTTCCATAGGTCACACCATCTTTGAGGGTATAACCCTTTTGGATGAATGCAATCTTGACCTTAGAACCACTAAAGACTTTGAGGTTCTCGTTGTCGATAAGCACACCTTCAGCATCTACAATGGCAGGCTTGTTCGTAGCCTTCCAAGAGAACTTAAGAGCGTAGGAACCTTCAGCAACCTCTTCCCAAGGTTCAGGCTTAGGGGTAGCCCGCTTGGGATTCTTCAGCCGACTTTGTTGAGCTTGCATCAGCTCCTCACGTTCGGCATTCAATGCATCAATGATGGTCTCATCAGTCAGGATGCACTTCAGGGTAAAGCCATATTCAGTGGGCTTGAGGATTGCCTGGTAGCCATCGAGAACGACAGGCTCAGCAGTCTTGTGGATGGTGGATTTCATGAAAAGAAATAAGTGGAATTGATTACGTCTTCAGGGCTAAAGTCACCAACAATCGGTGGACTATTTACTGCATTAATCTGTCTGGCAAATTCAGATAGATAATCTTGTTTGCCAAAGATCTCTGCATAGGTTTCCCTGATGACTTCATTCAATCGAGTCATTTCAGTAGCACGACATAGGATGGAATCGTGGATCACTGTGAATGGCTCATTGAACTTTAGAAACGCCAAGTGCAATATACTTGCATCAAGGCTATGTATTAAATTAGGTGCTGTTGCTGCCTTATGCCTATTGGTGTCAATGACGTGTGAATCGCCATCAGCAACTTGAATCTTACATAGGCCAAGGAGTTGCAACTTTACAGTCACTAACAAGGGTTTCATGAGGTATTGTTTAACCCTAAACCCAGAAGGTGTTACCCAATTTAATTGGTCAATACCATCCTTAAGTTTAAGTTTAATCTCCTCATTTACCCATTCCATAACCCGCATTGGGCCAGGAACAACCTCTTGCATTGCAGCACGTACAGCCTTTGTAATGGTCCGTACATCCTCTGCATTAAACTCAGCTTCCTTATCTTTTAACGCAGTTTTGATGTAGTGACGATTGCTATATTCCTTAGCGTTGTAAGGGATCGTCATCACTGTGCGTTTAGTAACCTTTCGATCTAAAAGATCTGCTAGGCGCTGAGGAAGATGAGGTTTAGCTGCCTCTGCCACCGCTGCATAGGCGTCTTGTGGTTTGTCCGATGGCAATACATTGACCAATTGAGCCGTGCTTTTATCTCGTGCTAAACCTGCAAGGATTTGCAAGCCTGAACAAGTAGCATCGACAGCAACTGGTAATCCTGTGGTTGATCTAGTACGAGCAATCACACAGGCGTAATACTCCTCACAAGCAGCTAGAAATTGCCATGGTTCATCGGCTGCTGCCCAATCCTCTCGTTGGTCGAGTGGAAGCATTGCAACCTTAGAGATCAGGGAAACGTTGTCAGCGACCCATTGAAGGCGCTCATCAATCGTCGCTTTATCCAAACCATAAGTGGTAGCAACTTGAAACGCCAGCCATGTCTCAACCTCAGGGGTCATCGGGGATTCATCGGCAAACCTCAGGAGTGACTTACCCCAATCCGTATCCTGTGGGGTCAGGAAGGCAGGAATGGGATACACACGACCTCGATAGTCAAACGACCAGGGGATAAACCATCGATCGACTCCCTTAAAGCGGCTGATCAGATCCATGGTGGACCTTGTACGGCATGACTTCCTGAACATGGCAGCGTTCTGGTTTAACGTCTCTGCAGCCTCTCGGCGGTAGGACTGTCTTGATTCAGCGTTGTCTGCAATGTCAAAGGGCTTAGGAGGCAAAGGCAACTCGACAAGAGGCAGGAACTTCCCCACTTGAATCCTCTGCTCAAATAGAGCCTCCGAGACCTCAACCACAAAGGGGTTCAGCCGGTAGGGGACTTTCTGTAGGTGGTTCAGGAATTGAATGGGTTTCGGTCCCTGCTTACATAGGCCATCAGTGTCAGAGCGGACTCTCACCATGCGATGACCCCTCATCACCTCGTTTAGGAGGTACCCACCAGCATGATCGTTCGACCAGTCGTTCGGTTCGATCAGCATGGGCCAGGCACAAGGGGAGAAGAGTTCAGCGTTATGCATCAGCTCGTCCTTGATCGCCAAGAACGTCTCAGTCGGTGCCAAGCGCAAGACCTTCTTCGGCCCGTGAAAGGTGATCTCCTTTTGAAACCAACTTGAGATTCTGATCAGGCAGTCGAGGAGCCATCCACCGAGCTTTACCTGGGCAACCCTCGGCCATTTATCCCAGAGGATTTCCTTACGCCTCATCAAAATCTTGGTCAGCTTCAGTTTATTTGCCGTACCAACTGCTGAATGCCAATATCTACGTTGGATATTTTGTAGAAGCCTAGGATCAGTTTGCTCGTAATATCGCATTTGACATTCACCTTCAAGACCTGCACCAATTGATGCAACAACCTCGTTAAGTAGGCGATCTGAGTCTTTATAGGAGAAGACTTTATCAAATGTAATCTTCAAACAAATGGCAGCAGCTACCTCAGGTTCGATACCAATTAGGTGCTTATTGATCTCAGCAAGAAACCTCCCATTGTCCCCTTTTTTGATTCGATCGTGACTTGTTCTAGTGATTTCAGCCGCCAAGAGTGGTATCAGAGTTTTGATTGAAGCGGCTCCATAGACAGTGGCAGAGGCATAAGTCTTGCCTTCAAGATGCTGAGTGGTCTCTTTTAGACGTCGCAAGCCATACCTAATGGCCTCTCTTTCAAGCTCGACTTGTTTAGCAATCTCAGCCTTTGTTGCCATCTTTGGATGTAAATGTGATTGGTTGTCTCATCGCAAGGAACCCACGCTAGAACCCGGTTTTAGATGCCTGGCCTAGTGGAACCTTGAGAGAGAAAAGAAGGTCAGGCATTGGCACCTGACCCTTTCAATGTGGACACGAAGTCTATGGAGAACCTGAAACTAGCGCGTCTACCAATTCCGCCACATCCGCGTGGGGATTCCAGCGATGAGACTCAAGGAGAATCTCAACCGCTTGAACCTGTGAATGGTACCACAGGGGGCCTGCTAGATGCGCCTAGATGACCGTTGTGGATCACTTTAGGGCATGAATCATCCCGTTGCAACCCCATCAGGCGCAGGGCCTCACCAGGGTCCTCCATGAAGGCATCCAGAAGCTGCTGATCGCTCAACGCTGCATCCAAGGCTTTGACCGGGTCGTAAGGGGTGCCAAGGGACGAGGGAGCAGGGACGGACGTGGCCTCCTTTGAGTCAAGGGCTTGGGGAGCTTGGTTGCGCTTACCCCAATGGAACAAATTAAAAACGTGATTTGACATAACGAATACCTAAATAGAATTCATAGCATTACGGGAGGTGGAATCTGTCACCTTGGCATAACGCAAGGTGGTTTCAATTCGCTTATGCCCAAGGATCTGTTGCAAGACCCTGATGTTCACATCGGCTTCGATCATCCACGTGGCAAAGGAATGACGCAAGGTGTGGAAGACGTAAGTCTCATCACGACCAATGAAACGTCTGACCTTTTTGAACGACCGAAGCAGTTGATCTTTATCGTTCCAATCCTGAGCAAAGATCCGAACGTTGGGTGTGGCATGTTCAAGACGAGTGGAGAGCAAAGGAAGTATTCGATCATGGATTGGCACCGTCCGGTAGTTACCAGCCTTGGTCACAAACCCATCACGACCACCGACATGAATCTGTTTACTATAAAGATCAATGTCTTGCACCTTGAGGTTCATCAATTCACCTTGACGCAAGCCCGTGTAAGCCGCAGTCAAGATGATGTCAGCAAGATCGTTGCGTTCCCACAAGTCTTTACTGGCTTGGACCATGGCCTCGACATCTTCCTTGGTAAAGTAGGCAATTCGATGCTCTAACTCCTTGCGGCGCCTGAGTTTCGGGGCAGAAGGGATGAGACCGTCGAAGGCCAGATGGTTAAGGACGGTGGAGACAGCCGACACAATTCGATTAATCGTGGCATCTGATTTCCCCTCCTCTTCCAACTCCATCGAGACTTGAGCCACAACAGGTGCTGTGATCTTCAAGATGGGGAAGCTTCGACCTCGTAGCCTGGTGAAATGTCCACAGTTAATGCGAGCCGTGACAGCCCCATTACCGTGTCTCCATGTGTCACGGGTAGCAAAGGTATAATCCTCTGCTTCACCCCATGTTTTAATCTTGGTCATCATAGATGATCTCCTTAATTTGATTCATGAAGAAGCGACCTTTAGTGGTCAAGGTCAGACGACGATAACGACGATCTACAGGGTCTACCTTTTTAACAATGAGTCCTAATCCTGGCTTGCCCAATCGATGACGGTCGCATAACCAGTCCGTACATCTTGAAACCGAAGAGTCACCAAGACCGATGGCATCACGGGCTTCAAGTGTGGTACATCCGTCATGTGCTGCTACATAGAACAACACTGACATCAATTGCCCAGGAAACTCATGCTCAAGAGTTCGGAGTAGATCGACCGCCCTCCTGAGCCTGTCTATTCGTTTGTCGCTTACTGCTGTCATTAGGGGTCCTCTTGGTGGAATGGAACCATTCACAGTGTAGTGTCCACTGACCGTCCTCGATTCCTACGTACAGTCCCCGGATGTAGAAAAGAGTCATTGGTACATTTGAACTAGCTTGAACTCTCGCTCATCTAGCTCTTGTTCGCGAAGAATTGTTAAAATTTCTTCACAATGTGGGTGTTTATGCAGATCATGCATTAAAAGCTCAAGCTTGGGCTTGGTCAGGATCGTCAGTGATGAAGGCGTGGGTGGTTTGCCCTTCCTCGCAGATGAAAACCTCATAATTTGAACGTTCCCCGAGTTGTTTTAGGAATTGCAGAGCTTGTTTACGAGTTTTAAAGGCACGTTCCTGAACTTTTTGATCGTGAATCCTTGTCGCACGAATCACAACCTTGACACCTGGCATTAGCATCCATGAACATGCAAAGCCGTGATACATCTCGTCAAACGACAATCGCTTGAAATGTTTAGGCTTGATGTTCTTGATCATTTGCCAATCGTTAGGGAATTCTTTCATTATCATTCGTAAGTGTCGTCTACGATTTGAAGCCAGTCGGATTGCTTGTTAGGGAGTTGGTTGCGTGCCTCCTCTAAAGAGTGAGCTTTGACATGACACATTTCTTCAGTTCTGATGTTCCAGAAGACGTATTCAGTCATTGGTGAAGGGTGGGTTCTTGATTGAATAGGTAGTGAGATAATGAAGTTATTGAGCGTCTTCCAGTTCGGCGGCGATGAGGAGCAACTTGACGCGTATGTTCATTGCAATCAACATCACTTCACTGGACGTGTAATCAACCATTGGCACCACCTGATCAGCAGTAGCACGTAGGGCGGCGGCAACCATCGGACGCTCTAACAGCCAGGCACTGTCCCGAACCTGCCCCTCTTGGTATAGGGCCAGTACGGCATTTTTGACCGCCTGAGCGGCAGGGCTGAGCGTTGGTGTGTCGTTCATGGTGGTGGCTTTAGAGGTTGTCACTACGAGTGGGCGGATTGAAGTCTTTAAGAAAAGTGATTCGGTCGTAGTCAAAGGTTCCACCGTCGGTCCACATTCCTCTGACTCTCGCGCTGTTCGCATACTCAACAACGCCGTATTTATCTCGGTTGCTGCACCACCAAATCGAGCCTTTCTTGATGCATGGTTTAGCCATCGAAGTCTCCTTCTTTAGTGGATCCCTGATCAATCACCATTTCTTCCTCCACGTAGGAAAGAGATCATCAAACGACTCCTCAGGCTTTACACGTATGTCAATCAAAGAGAAGTTAGTGTGACCGTATTGAATCAAAGCTTGGGAATAAGCCTCATCTTCAACATAGGCATAGGCAATTAACTTGGTCCCTGTAGTGTCCTCTGCAAAGATGTACTCTTTCATTGTGAGACCTTGATTTGATCGTGACTGGGTTGGTACATCGAGGCATCTACTAGGTCGTGGGAGATGAGGCTAAAGACAAAGACGACAACAAGAAAGGAAAGGTATTTAGACATGAGATGGGTGTCAATGTTGGGTGGTAGATACTGGCTGAGTGCAAGGATCAGTGAAGCTCAAAGGCGACCATGGAATAGAAATCCTTATCCTTATCTTGGTTAAACTCCTTGAGTCCCTGGTAACAGTCCTTTGCAGTCTTGAAGATTTGAACAGGGAAGTTCCAATGGTTGACAATCACATACACATGCTCTTTACCAATAGAGTCATTGGTGCAAACTGCATCCCTGCATTGAGCAGCCAGGAGATCAACATCAATGGCTTTGTATTGAGTGTTAGCGTTGAAGCTCATCTTATCTAGAACAAAAGGAAAGAAGGTGCAGGAAGGTGGATAGTTCATGGTGAGTGGGTGCCTTTATGGTTTAACCTTTGATGTGCTGCATGGCGATGAGTTCATCAGTAGATAAGATCTCTATGTATCCATCAGGATAAACGTCAATGAACTTGCAAGCATTGTTAAAGGCCTCTTCCTGTGAATCGTAGACAGCCAATTGCTCACACTTGGTTGGAGTCAATTCGACAATGTGGAATTCCATGGTTGAGAGGTGATTAGGTGGAGAGTTAAGGTGAGTCCCTGAAGTTTGCTGAGTCCTTGATCTAAGGTGCGTCCCTGATTTGATCGTGAACCTTAAAAAGAAGAAGGCCTCTCGATCTTGTCTAAGAGGTAAGGCCCTGACTGAGTGGAAGGATTAGCACTTAACAGGAAGCTCGACCTTATCCATGCCAGCCTCGTTAAAGACTGAGAAGGTAGCTTTTACCCATTTAGCCTGAAGCTCTGAACATTTAGCATCGGCAGCATCTTTACCAACAAAGACATTCCGCACGATACATTCGGCCTGTTTAATCTGGCAAACGTAAAACATGGTGGGTACCTGTGATTCTTTGGGTGAATGGAAAAAATTAGCTACTCAATAATTGCTAAATACATGCAAACCATAATGACCACGATGTGACCAAATATCACCACCGACTTCAAGGTCTCTAAAGGCTGCTGACCAGTCGATGTAGTAAAAGGGCCAAGGTGCATCGTCGGCGTTAAATCCAACATCTTCCGCATACTCTTGTGCATAATCTTCTCCAGATTCATGGCACCCCCTATAGGCCTCCCTGAAATTAGAAATCAGATCATCATTATCCAACTCTCCCAGATGCTGACAGTAAATCTTAAACGCCTCTTCTGCTACTTGTTCAAGCTCTTCCATCGCTGCAACATAATTAGCGACAACATTCCAGTCTGGCCATTCTCCAAAGGAACTAGGCAAACCGTCCCAATCATGGATGGCGTATTCTTCAGCTTCAGGAAAAGGAGAACGCTTGATAACATCGGAGACTGCTTCCTGCATCTCTTCAGCAGTCAAACCGTCTAGGTCGATCCATTCTCCTATGAGTTGTCCTGAGTTGTAAGCAGCTAGATCTGCAACATAACAGCGGAACCTAGCATCGACAGCTTGTGTCTTGGTGTTGGTTGGGTTCATGATGGTGGAGGTCATGGCGGTTTAGTTTGGTGGTGAACGAATCAAAAGATGATGGTCTAGTCTTGGTTGAGTGCAACTGTTTGATCGTGAAAGTCAATCAATAGGCGCACAAACCAGACAACGAACTACATCACATGCAAGGACTCCATAATCCCTGGCGTCGTGATAAACCATGATCTCAGATTCATCATCCATTGGCTCGATGATGGCATTAGATGGGATTTCATTCTCACAAAACGACAGGTAAGCCTGATAATCTTCTTCGTCTCCGTCATAGTCAAACCCAGTCTCGTCTCCATTGATGATGGCTGAGAGCCAATGAGCGGGGATGGTTAGCTCAAAGGTTTGGAACTTGGGTGCTGTTGTGGTTGTGGTGGTCATGATTGGTGGTGAGTCCTTGATTTTCTATGGGTGAGTGTAAGTATCAAGCAGGCAATTGATCAGAATAAGCAGGCGATGGTAACTTCTTCAACCAGTTATACTGATGGACCTTGATGTAGATAGGAGCAGCATTCCTGCCACGTTGGCGAAGATCACCAGGGAGACAATCGATCCCTATATATCCCTCGTCCCATGCTGCCAGGATCTTACCGTTTTCGTCTGAATAGACAAAGATACGGCGAGGGTTACCATTAACGTCATTCTTAGCAAAGAAGTATTGGAGGTTAGCCATGATGGGTTGGTGGGTTAAGGTGAATCCCTGAGGTTTGTTGTTGAGTTAAAGTATTTAGGTTCAGTCTGTGAGTGTCAACCCCGACTGATACCATCTACTTTCTTCTCAAAAATGAACAGTTGAATTGGCTCCTTGTTCTCCCATGGTTTCATCATCCATGCTGGCCTTGATTGAGATGGAAGGTCACCCTCCTTGATTGGTCGTTTAGTCCAAGAGCTTTCAGGTGAGTACATGATCTTTGCGTGTTGAGTGAAAGTGTTGGGTAAAACTCAGGCTGCAACCTCGCCCATGATCTCGGCCCTGATGTCGTTTTGAATTGCAACCTTGTTCTGCTGAGCAAAGGTGAGAGCCTCGGCAACAGTTGCAAAGGGGCCATAGGCAAGGTCCAGGCCGTCGATGCTCTGAAGCTCGAACTCCACAAGATCATCGTCAGAGAAAGAACGCACGGTGAGTCCCTGAGCCTGCAGGAGGGCACGGGCCTCGGTGACGGCTTGGGCTTGGTAGGGATCGAAGGTGAAACCGGGGGCGAGGCTGACGAATTGGGTGGTGTTGGCGGTCGTGGTGGTGATGTCCATGGGTGGTGATGTGTGATCTGCAGACAGTATGACTTGCCGAGTGCAAGCGTGCAACGATCTAAAGCTTAAGAATGGCTGAGAGTATTTCGGAAGCTGATAAGGGATAGAACGTGTGGGCGCGAATAGCATGAGTCGAGCTAGGTGTCAACCCTTCGTACTCGCTACAGACAACGATAAGTACACCTTATCAATGCCGTATCATTCATTAGCTTAACGATAAGACAAGCTTATCAATGACCCCTAAATGGTTCACCAGGGCACACTCGTGCGCTAGATACTGCAACTAACGACATACAAAAAGGCTCCTGGCTAGTACAAAGGTACCCCATGGGGGGAATCCTGCGTCCCTGCCTATCCGTAAAGACTTCACAAATTTCTGTCAGAATTCTTCACCCCTCACCCCCTGTGGCCCCTATGCCCCCACGAGAGGGCCCTAGAAGGCGCTAGAAGGCCTTTAACCTGTTCCTTGGCTATATGGAACCATTCAAAGCCATTCAAGGCCCTTCTAGGGGCTTATAGACGTCAATCACGTATTTAGGTGCTTAGAGGGTAAATTACAGGGATAAAAGACCTCTCAGCATTCAGGGGGTTTAAGGCTAGGAAAAACGTCGTACAAGATCTCACGACACGCAATCGCAATGAGCCTATGTTCCTTCTGAGTCGAGGGGTCTGTCCTTACGTCGCAATAATGAATCCAAGATCTGATCGTTCCATGCATGTAAAGCTTGGTAGGAGATGCAAGAGGTAGGACCTCCCTGGCACATTCCTTAGCGACACCAAGGTCTAGAAGCTGATGGTAGGTGTCAAAGGCTTTCTGATACGACTCAAGGGTTAGCTTGGTAGCTTCCTCGACAACTTTTGGATCAAGGTCATTGATTGAGTTCTGTCGATTAGTTTGATCCTGTCTACGAAGCTCAGGGATTTGATTGATCTCCTGGACCTGGGCATACCGTTGAGAGAACTCCTGAAACGAAAAGGATCGATGACGAAGGATCTGAGAGGAGATGGATCTGGTGGTATTTATCTCAAGACACATCGAAGCCATCTCAAAGGGAGACCAATGCTTGTGTTTGATCAAATACTGCAGGAGCTTGTCGTTAGGCTCTTTGACTGCCTTAGGGTTCGAGACACGAGCCAGGTAGGTGACTTGTGCTTCAGCTTCTGGAGTGACATGGATCAGCTTGACTTCAGGAAGATGCATCTCTAGGGGTGGGTGGTAGATGGAGGAAGACAGGTGGTAGGAGGTTCTAGAAGACAGGATTGGAGATAGGAGGAAGTACGAGGTACGAGGAGGTAGCTAGGGAGCTATGGATTTCAAAGACTGGTGAGGACTACCTGGATAGGCAAGACTGGTAAAGACTGCTAGAAGGTACGAGTTAGGCTCTTAGAGGTTTAATATATTAATCCATCAGAACGCTACGCTTAGACTCCATCAGTTACAGTCTTGTAGTCTTGGATCTTGAGTCAGTCTACTACCTAGAGTCAGTCTTAGATCTATAAACCAATCTACTACCTCTAATCAGTCTTACCCCTGGCTTCAGTCTTAGATCTATAAACCAGTCTTACTTCTTGTGTCTTTATTAACTAGTCTTAGTTAGTTTAATCTACTAGAGATAGATACAGTAGTTCTTATCATAAATAGCCGGTGTTCCTCGACATACTTCTTACTCCTTTGTCTACGTCTTGGATTAAGGCTTTATGTCTTAGTAACCCAGATAGTCCTTATGATTTAATCAGCCTATGATTCCCTGTGTCGTTTGGTTTTAGTTTAATCTGTCTTTGTTGTCTTTCTTCTTCTTGTCTTTCTGTCTTTGGCTGTTGGTTTTATTCTTATTGTCTTTAGTTTATTTCTTTGTTGTCTTTGGTTTTCTTCTTTGGCTGTTGGTTTACTCTTGGTTTTGGTTTTATTCTTAGTTCTATATTGATATTATTATATATTATTATCTAACGCGTGCGTGTTTATATGTGTGTACGTGTGAGCCGGGGGCGTGATTGAGTGCGAGAGGGAAACCCTTGGGATCTCCCCCTACACAGCGGGATCAGAATCCACCCATTCTTTCCGGCAAACATAGGCCATCAGCCAAGAAAGCTTGCTACGACAAGGATCTGGACTGAGCTAGGGGTATCTTTGTGTCGTTAAGCTAAGCTTTTACCACCTAGCTCTATGTTGTCGTTAGAATGAGCTTTGGTCGTACAAGCTCCTGAGAGGCCCCTAGAAGAGGCTGTAAGGCCCTTGTAGTAGGTTTTAGGGTAAAGGGTAGCCAAGAGGTAGTAGAGGCCCCTTGTAGAGGCTCCTAGGCCCCTATTTCGGTAAGGTGATCCAAGACGGGGTTGATTTTCCGTTCTGGGAGTAGCCCCTAGCCATGCGTCGTTGGTTCAAGTCGAAGCCTAGGGCCAAATGGTTACAGGCTCTCTGAGGGTCGTCAAGCCACGATTCAAGCTGATCCTGCCAATCCTCCTGTCGTCTGGACTTGACAGCTTCGTAGGCAGAAATACCCATGGCGTCAGTGAAATACTTAACACCTTGAGCCAAACAATCAAGACGGTCGTCAAACTTAACTGCCCCCTTCTCCCGACACATTCGAGACATTTGGTAGAAGAGCATGTATAGCAATCTCTCTTCTGAAGCTGAATCTTCATTCGATCGATAATCCCATTCGATGACCTTTTGATCTACGACCAATCTATGTTGGTTCATGATGGGTTCAAGAGCATCAATAATCCTCTCTTCCTTACGAACAGTTGCCCTAGTCTCTTCGATGGAGATATTCATCTTAAGCTGCTGAACATGCTTCTTGAACAATTCACCGACCGTACCGTCACCAAAGTTAGTTTCGATGAGAAGAGTCGATGCCTTGTACTTCCGACACATCTTCAAAACGTTAAGGAGAGTTGTATCTGAATACCCATCCTTTGTCGCTAGCATCTCGTGAAGGTAAATGTATCCATTCTTCTGCGATAAGATACAAGCAGCAGTCTCGTCCCTACCTCTACCAGATGGGTCAACCGAACATATAGTCTCTTGATACGGAGTCCATTCCCCTTGGATCACCATAGGACTATAGAACCGATCCCCTGGCAAACCAACAGCAGGTAACTCTTTAATAATGTTTCGAGGATCAGAGCACCAGATAATAGAGTCAGGACCGACCTCTGGATTAACTGAGGTAACAATCAAATCAGCAAACTTAAGAGGAAATTTCTCTGCATCACTTAGGCTTGTATCAAGCATAAACTGAAGCATGAAGTTACTGCGCCCCATTGACGCTTCACGTTGGATCAGATCTTCCTCAGTAAAGCGGTCGGGATCAGTAGGAGTCCAGGGTTTGACACCTTGATCTATATCTTCAACAAGCTGAGATGCAAGTAATCCTTCGTATGAACTAATGTTGGTCTTGGGGTATCGAGCAGGCCAAACAAGAGGTCGATAAGAGCGTTCTGCTAGCTTACGATAAATTGTAAACGTAGTCTGTGGAGTTCCAAGGTACATAATCCTCGAATCATCCTTAGGCGTCAAGATAGATTCAGCCTCTGTACAAAGTTGAAGCAGCTTCTCACGCATCATTTCCGTGAGGCTATTAGACGGAACCTCAACGTCATCAAGGACAATAATATCTGCCCTAGAACCTGTAAGCTGACCTGTGATACCTACACTCTTGACGGATGGAGCTTGGTGAGGTTTACAATTAACATCAAACGAGATCCTAGACCATCTTGAGTTGTCTTCCTTTGGTTGGAGATGCCGTAACCAAGGGGTTTCAATAATGAGCTTCTGAAGAAAGATTGACATGTTATCTGCCCGTTCTTTTGAGGCAGAGATAACCATGATCTTCTTCTCTTGGTCGTTAAAGAGAGTCCAAAGAATAAAGGCCCCAGTGATCCAAGATTTACCAACACCACGATAGGCTTGGATCTGTAATCGCTTGGGGCCATTTTGCAGGTAATCGGCAATAGCCAACTGAGCCCTCGTCGGTTGAGGAAGGCCCAATTGATGCCAAATAGCTGACAAGAATACTTTGAAATCCTCCCTATAAGCCTGGAGGATATTCATAGATTAGTTACCTTGCTTCTTTCTCTTTACTCGATCAAGATTATATTGAAGAAGCTGATCACGACCAGCAATAGGACCATTGCTACGTGGGCGAGCTGCAGAAGTAGACTTCGATTCCTCCTTGGGCTTATTAGCTCGATTCAGACGAAGAGAGGTCGGAGGCCCATAGAAGTCACCCGTACCAGCCTGCTGATCACCCTTAGGCTCCTTAGCCTGAGTCGATTGAGGATCGACCTTAGGAGGTGCAGGAGGTTGGGGGAAATTATCTTGATTAGCTGCAGGTTGAGAAGGTCGAGAAGAGGAAGCTTGAGACGAAGAAGGACGAGAGGCTGGTTGGGAAGCAGGACGAGTGGTGGAAATTGGTGCCTGCGAACGAGACGACGAGGAAGGTCGAGCGGTAGGAGCTGGTTGCTGACGAAGACGCTCAGGGCGAACGGGGCCTTGGGACCTTTCACGGCGCAAACGATCAGTAGTACGTTGTTCCGTGTTCCGAGCCGTTTGATTGCCGATCTCAGCATTCCGTTGTTTGTTGTAATCGCTGTTGGGGTTCAGACGATCAATAACGCTAAGAGCCTGAGCACCAACCAAAGCAGCCTGACCAGCAGCACCAAGCACAGCACCGAGACCAGCTCGACCGACTTGAGTCAATACTCCACCAGGACGTCCAGGGGGAAGTTGAGGACGAGCGGCAGACGATCCACCATTACGTCCAGGAGAAATTGCAGGACGAGATCCACCAGAAACCTTAGGGGTTTGAGGACTACCAAGATCACGCACGTTGACAGGCTGAACCGTCGGGCGAGCAGGTCTAGGGGAGGAAGGGCTGGAGTTACCACGAGTTGCAAGGGGAGAACCTCCACCAGAAGGTTTCCAACCGCTGCCAGTCCATACAACAGGCTTACCGTTAAGGACAGCCCTCGTACCAGTAGGACGCACAGCCATAGCCCCTCCAGAGCGTCCAGCAGGCAATTGAGGCCTAGATGGCTGGGTACCACCAGTTACACGTTGAGAGCCCCTTCCTGAGCCACCTGTGGGCCTCCTAGAGGCATTAGTAACTCGATTAGTAGGTTTAGCTGCAGAACCACCTCGACCTTGAGTCGTTTGTGCAGTCGAGGCCCTGGATCGTTGGGGACGAGTGGCAGAAGACGTAGGACGACGAGAGGCAGTGCGGGAGCCACGGGTCCTAGAAGACGTTACTTTAGGTGCCATTAATAATTAATATGAGAAAGGATAAGTTGTTCCCGATGAGTAAGACCAAACGTGTCTCTCATCCATTGAAGCCAATTATTACTACCTTTAGCCTGATTACACTTACGACAACAAGGGACTAGATTATTGGTAAACGAATGGCCACCAAAAGCCCTAGGCTTGACATGGTCAATAGTCAATTGATCTGGTTCATGTTTAACTCCACAATAGACACATTGAAAATCAAATGCTTCTTTAATTGCTTGACGATGTAGCCGTTTTGCTTCAGAGCTTGTCATCGTTAATAGGTTGTGGATGTAATGATCAGGACTAGGCAATAATGGAGTCACATCAAATGTAATTTTCCAATGGATTACGCTTACGCCTTACACGCTTTTTGTTTGGGTAATCAGCACCTGGCATTTGGTCGTTAGTACCTTTACCAACATCTTCAATAGGGCCTTGGTAGTTAGGATGAGGTGCTGACCAATTCAAACGACTAGCTTCTGTTGCTCTGCCTGAATAAGAGGATTTACTGATCTTAAGTGCTCGATTAACAGCCTCTTCTCGGCCCCTTTGATCTCGTATGATAGAACCAAAGGAAGTACCAGTAGCTCTACTAGGACCGGATTTACTGAGGTTTTTACGTTTAGTAGCCATGATTAAGCCTTCTTCAATCGAGGTCGATTCCCTGCCCCATTACGAGCACGATTAGTCTTAGGATTTTCAAGCACTAGACGACCGGAAGTAGTATGTGAAAGGTCAGGACCACCCTTGCCATCAATGCCTCTCTTGACCCTGGCAATCTTCAACTTAGAGCGATAATCACGCTTCTCTGGAGATTTACCATAAGCTGTGTCGTAAGCCAACTTCTTACGATAGGCATCAGGATTATCCCGATAAAATGAAGCAGTTTTACCGGGTTTAGTTGTACGCTTTGGAGCCATTCACCGTCCTCCGAACCTGTTCAATGTCAATAGTTGGGAGGATTTTGGCAAGTTGACCAAGTGGGTTATCGTCAGTGGCAACACCCGTTATGTCGTTAACTTTGCACCAATCAATTGCCTTACCAACCATGGCAGGAGAGATCTCACCACCATTATTAAGATGATCAATAAGAGCTTTAGTAATCAGTTGATGTAGATTGTTAAATTGATCTTCATCAGCTTTTTGCTTCTTATCCATTATGTTTTGTAGCAATAGTATCGAGCTTGTTTTCAATGCGAACCATATGAGATTCCATACGATTGATAATGTTACCAAGCTCAGTGCGAGTTACATAATCTTGAGCAGTACGTAACTCAACAGCACTTACCTTTTCTTCTAGAAGTTGCATTTTAGTTCTAGTGCCAATGGAATGAGCAAAGGCCCCACCAGCAGCACCTAGAATTGCTGAACCAATGTAGCCAACGATTGTTTCAAACATTAGTCTCCATCAACTCAATGAGCTTGGCTGCATATTTAGGGTCAGTTGCATACCCTTCTTGTTGCAGGAGACGAGCAGCTTCCTGGGCAGAGTTAGCCCGATTGACACCTTGATAGCCTTTGTAGTCTTTATACCAAAGGTCAATCAGATATTTGATGCAATCATGAGGTGTAGGGAAGTTTTTGAAGGAATCAACAATGGTTACTGACCCTTGCCCATAGTCTTCCCACGTAGGAGCCATGGTTCCATCACCCTTGAGACCAAAATAATTGTTCTTACCCGACGTATGCTTGCCATAATTGGACTCCAAGGCCCATTGAGCAGCAACAAGTTGGGGATATTTGGCACCAAAGGACTCAGCAATCCTTGTAACACCCTGCCAAGTGTTCAGAAATGCAGGACTAGAGGGTTGAATTGGTCGAAATTTCATGTACCAACCCGAATTACCCCCTTCAACGCACCACCTGGGGATGAAATTTTTCCACGAATAGGAAACGGCCTTACCACCAGAGCCAATGGTGACATAACCACCGTTCACTACATCGAGTTGCCCATAAGGATCGTGAAAGATGCCAGCGTTGTCGCTAGAACCAATGCATAGGATCCAATGACCACCACCAGAAGGTTTAGAGACATGACCTTTATGAAGGAATCCGAGGGCAATAGGGAAGCCAGCCTGTAATTCGTTAAGGATGGTCTGTTGATTACCAGTTTTAGAGTAAGTTGCTTCTACTCCATAAACCTTACACGCCTTGATCTGAGCGTTATAGTCCGTTGTGTCCCCATATTTAAGGACAGTGTTGAGGTAATTATCGTCAGCGTTAGACCCTAAAAGGGAACCAGGCTTGAGGTATTTAACTGCCATAGCATTTGTAGAGCTAAAGCACATTCGATCCCCATGCCTGGTAGCACTATCTGTTTGGGGGTAATACTGACGTACGTTTAGAAGTACGTTAGCCACGCTCAACCCTTAAAGATGTCGCGGATACCCTTCACTTCACGTTTAATATCTTCAATCTTGTCATCCTCCTTACGGAAGGGCTTCAGTTGCTTGATCGATTGTTGAAGCAGATCAATGAAGCTATTACCTTTGACAGGAATGAAAGGGAGGATTTCGTCAATGAGGAACAGGACAAGGAAGATAAAGGTCTCCGTGCCCATTTTGATGCCGAGGAATTCAACCATGGTTATGTGGATGTATTAGGGATTAGCCTTCGTAGAGGATGTTTGCCTTACCAGCGTCAAAGGTGTCGGTGCCACCAACGTTGGCAAGTTGAATCTGGGTGAGGGTGTCGGAAAGTGCTTTGACCCCGCCAACCATCGCCACTGTTGCCGTGTCGCCACGGGCAATGACCCCTTGGCAGGCCCAAGTGTTTGTCGAAGCCTCCAAGACTGAAAGGGTCAGGGAGCCGTACATGGTCACTCCAGCGACTGAGGCAGTGCCGCCCACAACGTTGAAACCGGTGGACTGATTAAAGGAGTTGTATGAGGGCAAGCCAGAGACAAAGCAGGAAGATCCCAGATAGCCACTATTCTCAAACCCACCAGCATCACCTAATCGGACAACAATGAGGTTTGTGCCAGTTGTGCTGACTCCTGACATGTTCAGCGTGATTCGCTTGGCCCAGCTAGGAATCCCAGTGAAGTCGACGCTGGCACCAGACGTAGTTGCCTTAGTCGCTTCCATCACCAACCGAGGCTGAGCAGCGGCATAGGTGATCACCCCAGTCATCGTGCCACCAGCCTTAGGGAGGGCAGCATCAGCGGTAGCCTGAGCGCCAGCAGCAGCAGAAGAGGCTGAGTTAGCCGTGGAAGTAGCTGAGTTAGCAGTCGAGACAGCAGAATTGGAGTTACTAAGGGCTGTATTGGCAGTGGCAGCAATACCGTTAGCGGTTGCAGTAGCAGAGTTAGCCGTTACCGTAGCTGCATTAGCTGTAGTAAGCGCCAGGTTGGACGTATTGTTAGCTGCATCAATCTGAGCCTGTAGACCAGCGTTAGTCTGGCTTTCGGCAAAGAGCTTAGTTTCCTGGGAGATGTTGAGAACCTGTTGAAGGTCAAGCTCTAGATCTTGCTCTCGAATGGCAGTACCAGCCGTGAAGTTGGCCAAGAGACTATCACTAGGAGTATCACGCCAAATACGAATGGCAACACCGTTGGCTGGAGCTACTGCAAACTGGATAGACGAGGCAGTAGCAAAGGTATAACCAGAAGTTTGCTTTACAGCGTTAAGGCTGACGGAGACATGATCCTGATCAAGATATGTAAAAGGGAAGGAGAAAAGGGTGGTAACTCCATTCCCCGTATAGGTGATTTCTGAATAAGCCATTGTTATTTGTTGATTTCGCTGATAGCTTGAACCTGCTGAGCGAAGTCACCTCGACGTTGGGCTCGCTTCATACCCACCAAAGCTCGTTCTTGCTGCTTAATATCCGGGTACTTCATCCGTAGGTCTTGTTCACCAGCTTTGAATGCTCGCTGAAAGATCCGATCAAGCTGCTGGTGGACGTAGGAGGTACTGAGATCCAATTGGTTTTGAGAGACACCCTGTTGTCGTTGCTGACGGATGAATTCAATCTCAGCTAGGGCCTTACGGTCTTTGCTGAGTTTTATGATGGACTTCTCAATAAAGGATTGCTTGCCCTTACCTTCTTTGCCATAGTTACCCATGAACTCAGAGAGATCTCTACGTTGCTCAGGCGTATATTCAACTCCCCTAGAGCTGGATTTCAGTCGAGGCATGACATCATATTCGACATCAATCAGGAATTGCTTTACCTCAGATGGGGAAGAGGTCGTCTTGAAAGGCAGGAAGTTGTTAAAGGCATTCTCCAATGGGTCATTGAAGCCAACCTTTTCACCGTTAGTAAAATCAGCCTGATACGGCAGAGGTTTAGCACCAAGGACTTCAGCAGCAAAGTTCTGCTTGTTCTGTAGAAGCTGAGTAAACTCAAGATCCACTTCACGTAGACCAGGGAGCATCAGACGAGACATCTGAGAGAGCAGGCTGGAATAGGGAATAGCCATCCCGACAGTGTTAGCAGCCCATTTAGATGCAGAAGCTTCGTTACCAGAGAGGATTTCAGTAAGCGGTTGAAGACCAGAAAGGAACGACTTATTGGTAAAGTTCTGAGCAAAGGCAAAGCCAAGCTTCTTCAGGAGATCCTCTTGAGTAGCAGTACCAAGCGATTGACCGATGGTGATGATGTCAGCCGACAAGCTAAGGAAAGTAGCAATGGGTTCAATGCCGTCGTAGCTAATCCACTTGTCAGTGCCAGGGACACGCCAGCTACGGAAGGGTTTACCACCAACATTCCTAGAGTATTTCTGGGTCTGTTTATCGTAGACACCGTTGCCAGTCAAATTGCCACTAAGGGCCATCCATGCGCCATAACCAGCAAACATGGTTCCCATAGCAGCACGACCAACAATCTCAGACTTCATCGTGTCGAAGGCTTGCTGAGAATACGGAATACCCTTAGCCGCCAAGAACTCAGTCATTTCCTCGACAGTCTGGGCATTCTGCACCTTCCAGAGATCAACCGAAAGCGGGGAGTATTTACCTGCAATGGTGATGGCATTCATCGAGGTCCTAGGGAACATCATCAATGTCCGCAGGATCGGAACACGCCTGAGCACATTATTCAGACTGTCGTTAATAGGACCATCAAGAGCCAAGGAGATTTCCCTAGAGGCATAATCAACAGCCTTGTCAGTAATCAATCCATTCTCGTCAAACATTTGAGAATAGATCTCCTGAGAGACACGTTTGACATCTTCTTCAGTAATCCGCTTACCAGACTCAAGGATCTGATCAAAAGCCCTACCCCTAGCCTCGGCCATACCAACTGCAGACTTGACAAAGCCATCGAAGGCTTCCATAGCATTAGTCGAATACCTAAACCATGGATGGTTGCCTACGTCACGTAGAAGCTTGGCCGTGTTATAACGGAACATAGGGCCGTAATTACCAGCCTCTGCCTCAGCCTCTGCAAAGAGACGAGCCGTTGCCATCAATTGATCATTAGCCCGACTCAGATCACCCTTCTCATAAATCCGAACGGAATCAGGGTTCTCAGAAGCCATCTTGAAGATACGATTCATATGCCCAAAGGACTTAGTAAACGTATCCATGTGAGTGGCATATTGCACCCAACCACGATGCAAAGTCTTACCGTCACCTCGTAGAGCAGCGCCTAGAAGGACGTTGGCAGGCCTCATGAAGAGTTGAGCCAAGTTGCCAGAGGCTGCCTTCATAGCAGTCAACGTGGCAGACAGGATGTTGTTATAAGCGACACCCCAAAGCCCCTGGACAACCAAGGAAGGCATCTCAGGATTACCATCAACAATTCCCTTACGAAGAACGCCAAGGGAGTTGTTCATAAAGATGTTGAGCTTCCGAATGCTATCAACGTGACCATCAGTCAGTTCGTAGGCATGGAGAAGAGGGAGCAGATACGACGGGTTTTCGTTCTTAATCTGCTTCAGGGTCTCAGAGAAGGCCATGGCTTTAGAGGCAGTATCCGAAGCCTTTTGCTTAAAGCTCCTAACGTCCTGATCGGCCAACTCCTTAATACGATTAGAATCACCATTTTTAATGGCGTCTGACCATACCTTTTTATTGTTCAACGACCAACCGGCAACACTACTGGACATATCCAATTCGTACCAGAGAAGCTTCATTTTGTCGAAGATCAACTCTTGAGCACGTTGCATATCCAGTTCATCACCAACCAACCTAGAAGCCGAAGCAAGATCAGCCGCTTCCCCTGCCAGAGAGGCCTGTACGTAGGCAGAAGCCCGAGCCGTATCCATACCCACGTAGAACCTTTGAAGCTCCTTCACGGCCTTAAAACTAGCCTTATAAGCGACATCATTAATGGGCTTCAGGTTCATGACGGACTCAAAGTTCCGCATGGACTCAAAGACTTCATCAATCTTGTCCGAGGTCATAGCTGGGTTAAGAAGCACATCTTTAAGGAGCACATCGGCATCCTCCATGATTTGCTTCTTAGTCAGCATCCGACCATCAGGAAGTTTAACTTCAAAGTTGCCAGAACCTTTGATGATGTCGTCTTCCATGGATCGAATCATCGTTCGTCCAGCAAGATCAGTCATATCAAGGTTCTCGACAGCAGCATCAGTCATGAAGTTAGCCATGCGGCCATCAACAGTACCAATGTTTCGCTTAATCCTTGAGTTATCAACCATTGCTTCAAAAGCTGCATTTGGTTTAACAGCTTTAGGAAGAAGTTCATTGGTCTCCGACAAGGGAGAGTTAATGAAGGCGTCGTAATCATCACTCTCCTGGCGGTTGAATCGAGCTATTGCCGTGGAATCAACAGCATCCTCTCGACTCTTGGCATTACGAGCTATGGCATCAATGACTGGGTTATCACTGAAGAAATCAACATCCTTGGAGGCTGCATTATTGCGGAAGGCTGTAGCAGCGTCGTCTTTAGGAATGAATTGATAAGTAGGAGCCTTACCCTTGGCAATACGACTAAGAGAAGAAAGACCTTCTGCAATGTCTCCTACAAAGCCAAGACCCATTCCTTCAAACTTATTCTTAGTTCGTTTGAGATCAGGAGAATCAGCATCAGTAGTAGCCCAACTATCAGGGATCCAATTGAACTGTTGAGGAAATGCCTTCTTAAGTGAACCACCAAGGTTATCGTCCTCAGCAAGCTTTGACATATCATCGACAGCTACTCCAATACCTGCGTTAAGGAGAGACCTAGCACCAAAGTTTTGCCAACCATTGAGGTTTAGGCCAAAGCGGCCACCGAGGGCAGTAGCAGCCTTATTGCCAAGCTTGGTAGCAACGACAATAGGAATCAATGCCTCAGCTACCTTACGAGACGCTTTACCATATTCAGTAACGTTCTCAGGAGCTGGGAGGTTACGAAGGAAGGGGATGTCATAACGCTCCCCAACACCCTCGATAAAGTCCGAGACGCCACCTACGACAGCAGTCAACTCCTCCTTACTGACGCCAAGAACAGGGCTCATGGCCTTGTCTCTGACATAGCCAAGGGCTTTTTGAGTCAGAGCTACAGGGGAGTTAGCTTGATCCTTGGCAGCCTTTTCCTGGGCTTGTTTAGCTTGGTTAGCGGCTTCAGCCTCTTGAGCCTTTTGTTCAGCTTCAAGCCTTTTACGCTCTTCTTCCTCGCGGTTATAGGCGTCGATTTGAGCCTGGTCTTTTTGGATTTGGATTGGATCAACGGGAGCAACAGTGTTACCCCGGATCATGTTATCAATAGGGGAATAACTCATTAGATACGTGAAGCTCTACCGTGAATAATGGAGAATCGACGCTTGTCAGGAAGTTCAATGATGGCTTTATCGCCCCAGGCAGTAGGGATAACTGCAACCATACGAGCACCACCAGTCAGGAATAGACCTTTATCAGCCCCAGACCAAGGCCAGGCGTAGTCATGACCGAAAGAATCACGCTTACGGTGGGCAGTATCGTCGTCAGTAGTTGGAAAGCCCTGAGAAATAGGGACAAACTTACCGTTGACTTTTACCTTAATGTAGGGGTCAAGCGTACCTTTCTTATAGCGGATAGAAGGGGTAGTGGTCGTAGTGCCAGGGATCACAGGCTTAACGTCTGCGTGGACTGCACCAGGGGAACCAATGTCACCAACCTCATAGAACCGACGAAGGGAACCGTTCATCACTGCCCCATTACGGAAGGGATTGCTGGAATTCCCATAACCGTACTTAGCGGCTCTTTGGAGAACCTTGGTGAGATACTCTTGGTTTTCTTTATTTCCAGGGATAGGTCCACCCAATCTTTCGACATTGCCCATACCTCCGTTGTAAGCATAGATAGCCATGTTGATGCTACCCTTGAAATACTTACGAAGGTAATCGAGGTATTTAGCGGCCCCAAGAATACTTGATTTAGGATCAGTACGATTAACACCAAACTCAGCAGCAGTATCTGGCTTAAATTGACCAAGGCCAATATGTATGCCATTAGCAGCCGTAGGGTTCCAAGTGCTTTCCTGCTCAATCAGACCAGCAAGGAGACCAGGGGGAATCTTGTATCTCTTGGATGCCTCTTGAATGTATTTACCGTAACCCTTAGGGATCAAAGCAGGATTAAAATTAGCACCACTGACCATAGCCCGATCAATACGACGAATTGTAGGACGATAAGTAAGAAGCTGTGCGAAACGCGGATTAATAGTCTTTTGAGCCTCACGCATAACGTCAGGGACTGGAATATCACCCAACCCTTGTGCCCTAGCTTGCCTCAGGAGGACTTCATAAGGAGAAATCCTACCTCCAAACTTGTCCGAGATGTAATTCGCAAGAGCAGGAACCTCGTAGCCAGGATTACCAGCATTCTTAACTGCATCTTCCAACGTAGCCTTGGGGATCAGAGCAAAGCGATCAAGAGAGGCGGCACCACCACCTTTGATTTTGTTGGAGATAGCATTGAGAAAATTAGCTGCATTGGCACTAGAGATTTGAGCATTTCCAGCCTTAGGCAGCTGACCTAAGATGTAGGTAAAACCACCTTTTTCTTCGTCATATTGATAACGACCACTAGATGTCTTACCCTCAGCAGCAACGCCAGATTCAATATCCTTGAGAATAATGGCAGCAGAGTTCTTAGCAGCAGATTCAGGAGATTCACCAGCCGTAATGCGCCGCATGAAGTCAGCTTGAAATCGCTGTTGAGCGTCAGCAACAGCTAGGCGAACCGAGGGAAGCGTAACTGAGTCTAGGTTTGACGCCTTGGCAATGCTTAGGATGCCATCTTCAATAGCTTTGTTGAATTGCTTGAATTCAGGAACATCACGACGACCTTGGTCTTGCTTTTGAGCGAAAGGAAGCCATTTGTCACGGACAGTCCTGGGAACCGATGGGTCATCGAGCAGGGCTTTAGTTAAACGACCAGCTCTTTCAAGACGATCAAATTCAAGATTAAGGCGATCTTCAAGAGTGGCATCAGTAGAACGTGATCTCCAACGCTCAAGCCTAGGATCAATATATCCCCCAAAATTATCGCTCATAGTGCTGATAGCATTCTCAATATCTTCTTCCGACGGAGGAGTTTCCTGCCAGGTAGAGATAATTTCATCAGCTACTTGTTTGGCTTCAATCTGCAAAGCCTTTTGATCATCATCATAATCAGCAAAAGCTTGCCTCTTAATACGGCGATCAGCTTCGTCAAACTCAGTCCTGTAGAGATCACCCCAGGTCTTACCAGCAACCCACGACTCAGAGTCACGAATAGCGTACAGAGACTCAGTATCGGTAATACGACTCATGATCTCCTTTCGTGCAGTGCCACGGTCAACACCTGTACGGGTCAGATCTTGGATGGCCTTGTTGAAGGCTCCAGTCGGATCAATCGAGACACTCGACTCAAACGAGCCAATAGCCTCATCCTGCAGGATCCCTTGCTGCTCCTTTTCATATTGAGCAGTCCTACTAGCCAACACCCTCGACTCATCCTCACGCATGGTTTTCCACGCATATTTATTGAGGAGTTCAGGCTTGAATGCCAGAAGGCCATTAGCCCTCATGAATTGCATCCGAAGCTGGGTTGTGGCAGCAGCTACCTCTTCAGGGGTCTTAGCCTCAGAGGGAGTGAAGGTACGATCACCGATGACGATCTGAGTTTCGTTGTCTTCCTTGAGGAGACGATCAAGGGTCAAACCCCAATTCTGCCCAGCTTGCTCAGCGATGGCAGTAGCGTAGGCCAATTGCTTACGACCACTAAGCTGCCTCCAACGATTGACGACCGTAAAGGAAGCACCTTGAGATTGCATGGCGTCACCGACCTTCTGGTGAGCATCATCAATCTGATTCAGCCTGGCTTCCTCTGCATCCCATTTGAGTTGGTCGTCAGGAGCTAGGCCATCGAGATAGGCTTTACTGTAATACTCTTCAAAGTCGGCCTTATCCTTAGCCTCACGGTATTTGACAACCGAATCAGTAAGGGTCTTAGAAAGAGAGGCCAACCCTTGAAGATCAACCTCTCGATTCATTTGGTTTAGACGGTTTTGCTCAGCCATAGCCGAAGCAACATCACGCCTACTATCATTAATAATTCCTTGGTCTTCTCGCATCCATTGAAGACGCTGAGCCAATTGCTCTCGCATCTGGTCAGTTTGATCAACTGCCTTCAAAGGTGCAAAGGACGTGCTCGTAGCACTACCCTGAAATGCAACTTGTTCCATTATTAGATTGTCAATTAGAGACTAGCTTGATAACCAGCAGACAACGCAGAGGCAAACACATTGCCGATAGTGAGCAAGGGGTTACTAGAGCCACCAGCAACAGGCTTCTCAATCGGTTTAGGTGGAGCAGGAGGATTGATAGGTTTGAGACCAAGACGACTGTAAGCGTCAAGATCAGCACCTTGTTTCTGCAGGGAGATATTACGAAGATCGATCTTGTTCTGAGCGACTGCACTTACAAGATTCTCTGCAAGGATGGCGTTATTTCTGCCATATTGACTGAGAAGCCCGTTCTTCATTCGCCCTGTAGATCGACCTGAAGTCTCCCTGGAATCCAACTGTCCTTGCTCCTGAAGGAATTTGACGAATTGATCCTGCTTGGTAAAGGCTAAGCTTTGCAGGACTTCATTCATCTTACGATTCTCTGATTCATAGCTTCTAGCAGCAGCACTATTGTTATAGGCCAACTGCTGAGCATAAACGTCCTTGGACTTTTTATAAATCCTCAGAGACTCGTTATAGTTGTAATCTCGATTCTTATTGGCGAATTCCCAATTCTGAAGGTTAGTCTGGTTCTCGTATTTAGTAAGGGCTGCATTTTCACGCCTAGCTTGACGTTGCGCAGCAGCATTACTAGCAGCACCTAGACCACCAGTAAGCAGGCTAAGACCACCTGTAAGCAAGGCAGCAGGAGCGATAGCGACCATATCAATACTTCCTCGTATAGAACCTAGGGGAATAATTACCTTCCCAGATCATAGAAATCAAACTCACAGGAAAAGGTGTGTTAGAAGTAACTTTGACTGAGAAGTTATCAGTCCGTTGATGGATGGGTAAGGTATAGATACCCTCAGCTACAAAGGGAATGTCGTTCAGCTTATAGACGTTCAGAGTCTTAGTACCAGCCAAGGTTTGCCAATCAGATCGCCCCTTAGCCTTTAATTGGAAGCTAACATCACCAGTCAAACCAAAGATGAACTTCATCCTGGCAATTGTCAGATAAGCCGAATAGTCAGTGACCTCTCCATTATCACCAGAGCGGTAATAGATTTTAGGTAGCTCAACCTCGTAGTTGTAGCAGTAACCGACAATAAGATTCTCAGTAGTGAGGTTCCTATTTTCAATCAAGGCATACCAGCCAGTACCATCTTGTGCAATGGTCGATGGCAGGAAGATCGTACCAGAGTTGGAATAATCAGGACCGCTAGTTGTCGAGTTAGCAATGACAATACAAAGGGGCAAACTAGAGTCATGCTTAAACGGCAGATAGACCTTAGTGTTATCACCACTTAAGACAGTCGTTGCATTCGACTTCCACATGTCAAGCCTAGGATCAATCCGACTACCATCAGTTGTCTGGAGGGTAGAGGACTGAGGGCTTTGGATCAAATTGTGCTTCTGAATGACATAACTAGATGCCTGCTTGGTAACTGCCCAATAGACATCATTGTCGATCACATGATATTGAAGAATGCCAGACAGCTTCCATTGGAACCAAGCCTCACTCAGCCTCTTTTGACCAGTTGAGAAGTAGGAGAAGAGGTAGACATCACGGCTAGTAGAAGACCCTAGAGCAAGCAAGGAGCTTTGACCAGAGCCTGCAATAAGATCAATCGAGCTAGGGATGTATTCAGGGACTACCCTCGTCTTATCTTCGACAAAGGGTGATTCCTCACCACCAAGCGTCTCCATCTCATGAACCCTAGTATAAGCTGGGCTCTTAGCGATAAAGGCAATAGTGGTCCCTAGGTCAGCAGGGTTATTGAGGGGGTCGTAGTCATATCGAGAGATCGTCTTGACATTGACCGATGAGGGTGTCAGGGACTCAGAGGTGGCAGACAATAGGAACTGCTCGTTGGCACTAAAGAGGACCAAACCCTGAACTACAGGGACTACTGCCTTCAACGTAGCTGGCTTGGTCGTAGATACCGTTACGTCGATAGAATCAGAGTCTGCGTTAGTTAATGCGGATTGCGCATAGAAGTTAACGTAGTCACCTGATTGGGACATGACCACATTATTCTGGGTCAAGATACCGAGCCTATTCCGATAAAAGAACATTTGCTCGATATTACTACCGACAAAACTAGGCTGGGGGTTAGACGTATCATCTCCAACAAGCCTATCCTCCCAGGAGACCTCTCTAAACTCAAACGTCCCATTACTGAGCCTTACTAGCTCATGGGGCATGGTCGAGTTCGTGAAGCCAGGGGAGACATCAGGAGATCTAGTCTCTTCCCATACACCAGGGCCATAGGTACCATTGTCAGCTTTGAACTCAACGTAGTAATCGTCGTTCTCTTCCTGAGTGTTAGCAACCTTAACCACGTACCCATTCTTACATTGGGTCGGGAGCTTGCTAATGTTCGGGACACTAAGCTGAAAGACCTCTAGGGCATCACCTGTAGAACCACCATTAACCGAGATGGTAAAGGCTGAAGCACTTTCAATGACAAAGCCAGCCCCTGCAGCCGTAGCCGTGAAGGCAGCCAAGTCATCGATCTGTTTACGTAGACCTTGATTAGGGTTAGCCGACGTACTATTGAGGATCTTATCGACCGTCAAAGGGCCACCAGTGGCGTCTGTAGGGCTCGTGTAGCTATAGGTCGTACCGTTCAGGATGATGTTATAGGTCGAGTTATAGACCAATGCCCTGATCGATACAAAGGCCCTATTAGCGACCTGAGCAGCGGGGGTGGCCTGAGCAGTGACGACCTTCTTACGATTGGTAATGTAGGTGTAATCGTTAATGCTGAGGGTCTGGTAGTCCGAGGGGATCGTACCTGTCAGATAACTGCTAGCACTCCCTACCATGGTGACAGTCTTAGGTGCTCCAGTCTGAATATCCCAGACATAGATACCAGTACCTTTGATAACACCTAGATACTTCTCAGTACCATCTCTAAAGATCGAGAACCACTTACCGTTGTCGAAAGTAGTCGGGCTATAAACGACACCAGCAGCATTCTTCAGTTCTGCAATAAACTGACCACCAGATCGTTTGATCAAGCCAAAGGTGATGTCAGGGTAAGCATTCAAGCAAGACTTAACCTGAGTCGGAAGCTTCTTATTATCTGCTTGCTGAGAGACACCACCAAAGAAATTAGCAATACGTTGAGTAACTGCAGGCATTAGCGGGATAGCGTTTTGAACGGTTGATAGCTGCTGTAATAGTTCTCCCCTTGAGGGAAACCAAACATGCTGTAATTACCCTGCTCACATTCGTATTGCAAGATCATGGCCTTACACGTATTCTCTCGATCTCTCAGAAGCTTGAATTGATCAGTGTCACCAATCATCTTGGTAGAGGCAATCACTGAAGACTTAGCAATGATGTAATCCTTGAATGGTTGAGGGACATCTACAAAGTCAAACAACCAAACCACATCACATTTCAACGTCTGACCAGCAGGCCAAATATACGTATGGTTCAGCTTGTCGTAGAGCTTCCCA